GGGAAGGTCATGGAACAGGACGCCCAGCGAGTGAAGGAGATGCAGGACAAGCTAGAGCAGGGCCATCTGGAACTCCGGCAGGAATGGGGGCAGGCCTACGAACCGCGCCTTCAGGCCGTCATCAACACAGCGAAGAACGGTGGCGCCCCGGAAGAGCTGGTACAGGCTCTGGAAAACCGGCAGCTTTCCGGGCAGGCGGTGAAGTGGCTCTTCAACCTGATGGACAACGGGTCGGAGCAGACGAACTTCGCTACCCAGGAAGCGCGCACCGTGGAAAGCCCGGACATGATCGAGGCGAAGATTAACGAGATCATGGGGAACCCGGAACATCCATACTGGAATGCATCCGACCCGGGGCACGCCAACGCGGTGAAGCGCGTGGTGGACCTCCAGCGGAAGCTCATCAAAGCCAAAGGCGGATGAAGTATGGAACGGAGATATAGACACGGAGCTTCCGGTGTGCTATACTTCGGGTATGGGACGGTGTTCCGTGGTCGTCGGGTAGCTCGAAAGGGTCCGTCAGAGCGAAACATCGCCCTAGCCGGGGTCCATCTGAAAGATCGGTGGGTAGCTCCAGGCGGTGAAATTGAACCTTACGTTTAACTTTGCCATCTGGAGGAAATACCCATGGCATCCACAATCGACGCAGTCTATATTCAGACATTTGAGCGGAACATCCGCCATCTGGCTCAGCAGTCCCAGACGAAGCTCCGGGGCACCATTCGCGAAGTCTCCACCAACGGCGAGAAGCACAACTGGGAGCGCATCGGCAGCATCGAGGCTACCGTAAAGTCCGGCCGCCTCGTTGCCACTCCGGTGCAGGACACCCCATTTAGCCGCCGGGTTTCCATTGCCCAGACCTTCCACGCCGGTGACAGCACCGAGCAGGAAGATCCGGTCCAAATGCTGGTGGACCCGAACTCCAACATCACCCAGGCCCTGGCAATGGCCATGCGGCGCGGTATCGACGACCGCATCATTACCGCCGCCACCAGTGATGCCCTGGACGGAGACGGCAACCCCGTGACTTTCCCCACCTCCCAGGTTGTGGGCGACGGTACCGGCTCGATTTCCTTCGATCTGATCACCCAGGTCCAGGAAGTGTTCATGAAGAATGACATCGATCCGGAAGTGCCGAAGACCGCCGTGGTCGGCCCCACCCAGGTTAGGAAGCTGATGCAGCTCACCGAGAACACCAGCTCCGACTACGTGCGGGCACAACAACTCCAACAATACGGCATCGCCCCGAACTGGATGGGCTTCAACTGGATCGTTTCGACCCGCCTCCTGGCCCCCGTCGCTGGCGAGATCTCCTGCCTGTTCTACACCAAGAACGCCCTGGGCCTGCAGGTTAACCGCGACATTACGGCCCGCGTGCAGGAGGACCCCTCGGTGAGCTTCGCGTGGCGTCTGTACACGTTCGCCACCATGGGCGCGGTCCGGGTCGAGGATGAGCACATCGTCCACGGCCACTTTGCCGACACCGTGTAACTTCCCGGTAGTTGCCCCCTCTTCGGAGGGGGCCTTTTTGGAGGAACAAATGAAACGCGGAGCGAACTTCATCGAAAGGAACAAGATCACGGAAATGGCAAAAAGTGGTGTGGACGTGCCCGAGATTTCCGCTCGCCTGGGCATCGCCGAGGACGTGGTGGAAGCTTTCATGCCGAAGAAGCCGAAGCCCAAACTGAAACCGAAAAAAGATGGCGAGTGAAGTTTCTATTTGCAACCACGCCCTGGCGCTGCTGGGCGCCCAGGCCATAACGTCCCTGGACGACCCCACCACCCAGGCGCAGCTTTGCAAACGACTTTATCCCGTGATGAGGGACGATGTTCTGTCCCTTCACCCCTGGTCATTCGCCACCAAAATCGTGAAGCTGAGCAAGCTCACTGACCCCCCGAATTCCCCGTACTCGAATGCGTTCCAGCTCCCCCTGGACATGATCCGGCTCCTGGATGTTTCGTCGGACGGCTCTTTCCCGGAAGAGTATGTGTTCGATGACTATTCCGTGGCGGGGGAGACTATTTGCGCGGATGAAGATGACCTTTGGATCAAGTACATTCAGCGGGTGGAAGATCCGGCGGTGTATCCTCCTTACTTTTCCTCCGCCCTCGGCGTGAAGTTGGCCTCTGAGCTGGCGCTACCCATCGTGGAATCCCGCGAGCTGTGGGGCAATCTGGCGGAAATGTTCGAACGGCGATTGTCCGACGCCTACGAGGCGGATACCACCTTTGTCAGCATGAAAAAACGAAGACGGAGCAGGCTCATCAACCTGAGATAAAATGCCCAAGATCCTTCCAGCGCAGGTCCAATTCTCAGCCGGGGAAATTTCGCCCCGGATGTGGGGCCGCTTTGACTCGGAAGGATACTCCGCCGGTCTTTCCCTGTGGCGAAACTTCATCACCGACCCGCGCGGCCCGGTATTCCGCCGTGGCGGCTTCCGATACGTGGAAGAGTACAGCGGCACCACCGGAAAAGTGGAAGTGTTCCAGGCTCTTTCTGAATTCTTCTTCCTCCTTGTATTTTTGGAGGGAGAGCTTATCGTTACGTCCCCTATCGGTGGCGACTTCGCGCAGAACTTACTGTCCGATCCATTCTTCTCATCCGGGTCTCTCCACTGGAAGGAAAGGGTTTCTGGTGGAAGAATATCGTTCAAAAGATCGAGGGTAGAGCTTTCTACGGACGAAGGCCCGAATAATTATGCCGGGGTCTATCAGCAAGTGACCCTTCCGGCGACTCCACGTAATTCACATACCTTGTCCGTTTCCACGGAATTCGACCCACTTTCTGTGGTCCACATCAAGATCGGGAGTTCGCCCGGTGCTGGCGATATCTTCAATGATGTCACAGCATCTTCCAGGTACGAACACTCCTTCACGACGACGGAAATGGACGCCATGCCGTCAGACATCTACATTGATGTTTCTGTAGAAGGCTCGTCGCAGAATGCTACCGTCCTAGCCGTGACGATGGTGGACGATGCTAACAAGGAACTTTCATTCGTCGCCCCCTGGACCGAGTACGAGGCAAGGGAAATTCATCTGGTCCAGGCCCCTGCCGGTAACTCTGTGTACATTCTTCACGGGAACCATCCGCCGCATAAGTTGGTGTGGGATCCCCTTACTGAGACCTTCACGTTCGAAGAGGTGGTGTTCACATCGCCCCCGGCAGATTGGACCCCTGGCAATTATCCGGCGACGGGGACCATTTACCAGGGCAGATTGTGGTTGTCCGGGGTGAAGTCCAGGCCGCAGACTTTCTGGGCCTCGGTATCGGGGGTGTTCGAAGATTTCACCATGGGTGCCCAAGATGATGACGCCCTGGAATTCACCATGGCCAAGTATGGCCTCATTCGGTGGCTTAATGGGTTTAAGAACCTTATTATCGGGACTTCCAACGGGGAACATATTGTTACCGCCGAGGCCGGGGTCATCACGCCGTCCGATATTCAGGTCACACAGCAGTCGTCCTATGGGTCGAACTTCGTACAACCTGATCAGGTAGGTGAACAGATCTTCTATGTGTCTGCCGATGGCCGGAAGCTTCGCTCTATGCAGTATGAATGGCAGGCTGATAACTGGCTTTCACGCGACCTGACCTTCATCTCGGAACACATCACGAGTTCTGGAATAGTTGATGTGGCATGGCATCAGAATCCCCATAACTTGTTCTGGTGCCTCCTGGAGGACGGGTTCCTGGCTTGTCTTACGTACGATAGGGCCACCAAGGCATTTGGCTGGCATGCTCACAGTACCACAGGAGAAGTAGTCTCTATCGCGAGCGGAATATACTCCGGCGTAAATGTTCTCGTTGCTTTGATCAGTAGGAATGGGAAACTTTCCCTGGAAGCAATGAGTGAGCGGGTGTTCATGGATTCGTTCGTCGAGATGTATAGTGAGACCAAGACAAAAGTATTTACTGGGTTAACTCACCTTGCCGGGGATACTGTTGATGTGGTGGCCGATGGGGCTGTCCATCCGCCGGTGGAAGTGTTGTCCGATGGAAGCATCACTCTCCAGTGGGAAGCGAACCATATTGTGGTCGGGCTGAATTTCACCAGCAAGATTACTACTCTTCCTTTCAGGATGTCTGCTGGGACCGGCCCCACCGTGGGGGACACCAAGCATTGGAACAGAATCTATGTTGATTTGATGGACAGTGCCCTCCCTATTATCAACGGAGACCGCCCGCCCACTCGGTACCCGTTAACTCCTATGGATACATCTGAGGGAACGGTAAGCGACCTTACCGAAGTAAGGAATCTGGGCACAGATAAGAATGGGCAGATAACAGTGGAACAGGACCTTCCGCTCCCGACCAATATCCGTGGAATTTATGGGGAAATGCGTTTGTCGAGGATGTAATGATTCATGTCAGAGAAGCCAATCCGGAAGACGCCTTCGCCATGGGGCACCGCGAGGCCACGGCGAAAGAAATCGCCATCCAGTCCCTGGAAGATGCGTCGTTTACCATTCTCCGGGACAATTTCCCTATCGGAATGATGGGCTTTCACATGGACATGCCTGGTGTCTATTCGGTGTGGGCCAGTTTTGATGAAAAGGTTCGCGGGAACGGGGTTCAATTAACGAAAACCGTTCGCCGGGTTATGAGGACAGTAGCCGCCGAAGTGAAAGCTGTCCGTGTGCAGCTTATTGTGGACCCGGACAGGATGGAATTCGTCCGATGGGCGCGGCTATTGGGTTTTGAAGTTGAAGGTTATATGCGCCTCGGGATGGCCGGCGTAAAAGATGCCATTCTGATGGCGTGGATTCCTGGAGACGAGAATGTCATCAAAAAAGCCAAAAGCTCCTAGCATTTCCCCGGCTGAGTATCGGGCCATGGCCAGGGACTACCTGACCTGGAAAGAGGAGATCAACAAAGGGTACCAGTCACAGAAAGATTGGTATACGAAATCCATGGAATCCGATATTGGTAGGGCCAAATCCCGTCTCGCTTCTTCCGGCGTAAAAGTTGGATCGGAGGGGTATAACCGGGTTATCAGCGAAATCGAAAAGGAATACAGCGATAAGTTGTCCAAGCTAGAGGAAGACTACAAAGTCCAGTTGGGCGAGTTGGAGCAGGGGCCTTCGATCCAGATGCTTAGGAGCAAATGGCAGAAAGAAACTCCCCTTGGTGGGGGAGACTACGTTAGGAGGGGAAGCGGGTGGCAAAGGCATAATCCCCAATTCGATGATATGGTCGAAACTAATAGACCCGGTACTGTTTGGAGAAGGGAAGGGGATCAAATGGTTGAGTACAGATATGAGGATGTTAATTCTGGACCATTTGGCGATGTTGGGGATAGCGACCCATCATATAAATATGTCGCTACCGGAAAGACCCAAGACTTGGTCACCGATTTCAACGAATATCTTAAATCCGTTGCCGGGCCCGACTGGTCGCCGACAGTTGATATTCCGGAGGCTGAATTTCCGACGAAAGCACCGGAGCGCGGGTCGCTTACTCCGACCAAGCGCCCGATTGGCCAATTCGGGACGGTGGATGAAATGACGAACCCTTGGGGGGTGTGAGATGGCTGCTGCATTACCCGTAATCTCTCTGGTCATTGGCGGCATCGGA